GCCATTTCATTAAGACTTACACCAATAGTTTCATTTTTTGGTGGTAGGTCTTCCAATTTCGCTTCGTTTTCAATAACAATTTCCGTAGTCGTATCACCACTAAAATCTAATAAATCGTCATTTACAATATTATTTATAGTATTGCTTACAACAATATTTTCAACTTGTTCAATATCAACAGTTTCATCAAGTTCTAATAAAGTACCAGTATTTGTCTCTTCATTTACACCATCAGATTCATTATGAAATTGAGTATTAGGTCGTAAGTCTTGATTGTCTTCAGGCTTTCGATTCTCATGTAATAAATCATTTATTTTTTGTGCTTTGGTTCTACCATCATTAATTAATTCACCTTCTGTAACTTGACTGACTGCCACATGCATTTTCGCCAATCCTTCGGCTTTCTTTTCCAATTTATCAATATCTGCTTCATCATAATGTTTCAGATTTTTATATGTTTTAGTATATCGATATCTTGGGTCATCAATAATAATCTGCATTGTGTCATTATTGAAAACACAATCCTCAAATGTCTGACCGTCTTTAGCAAATCTTGCTTTAATAATTCTAATATTTGCGAAATTAGCTTCCTGTTGTACTGGTGTTTTAGCAACACTCATAAAGAAATGTGCTTTTTGGATTCTCTTAATACTACCACCAGTTTGATGTGCTTCAACAAATTCCGAACCAAATCCCGAACGATTACTTTGGATTGCTGTCCATGCAGGAATATCCATATCTGCTGAAAGTGACTCAAAACCCTTAATAATTGCAAGTTCTGCTTCATTTCTATCGGGTGATTTTTTATGAGATTCCAAACAATCAAGATAATCAAGTACAAGTATATCAAATTTGAAACCCCATTTCTTTTCATATCCAAGCATCCAGTTTTTAACATCTTTTATTGTTGTATCTTCCTGACTGAATCTCTTAATGACAAGTCTGCCCTTACCTTCCATTGCTCTGGCTTTCGCATCCGCAATATCATAAACTCTTTCATTTTCTTCTTCATCATCGACTTTACTTAATGCCGAATCTGCCCAAATCACAAAATGTTTACGTTTAATTTGGTCTTTTGTGTCTTCAAAAATTATTTGAGCAACATTTTTCTCTTGTTCATATGCTGTATTGGCAATTATGGTAAGTGCTGTTGTTTTACCAACACCAGATGGTGTAAGTATCACCCCAATTTCACCTTTACCCAAACCCCCACCTGTAAGTACATCAATGGTTTCGATACCTGTCGGAATCGTTTGTCTAAATTCTTTTCTTAATGCTTTTTTAATGCCTTCAGTAAGAAGTTCACAATCATCATCTTCATCACCAATGTGTGATATTTTCTGAAATTTCTCTTCAATTGCTGCAATAGTATATTTACTTTTTATATCACCACTTTTAACTTTGTCTTGAATGTTTTCTGCCAATTTACGATATTCTTGTTGTTTAATAAATGCATTTGTTGATTTTTGTACAACATCTCCATCATAAAGCATTTGTTTATTTATAATCCTCTCATTCCAAAGTTCGATACGTTTAATTACAGCAAATAAAGATTCTTCTTCAATTTGATTATTAGGTGTTTTATACTTATTTATTGCTTGATGAATACTTTGATTTTGAAGATTCGGAACTTTTTCATATTCTTTGAAATATTCTAATATTATTATAAATAATCTTTTAAGATTAGGGTCGTCAAAATATTCAATTGCTAAATCTGGTAAGATTTTTTCAGCAAATTCTGGTTCAACCAACAACTGCCACATTAAGCGTTGTTGAAACTCATGACCTAAATATGCTGATAATGTGTTTTCTGTATTTTCCGTCATTTTAAAAATATGTGTAAAAATAGGACGAGAATCAAAAATAATACAAGTCAAATATTGATGAATAATAACTTGATTCCCGTCCCAATTTCATTAATTTCGTCTGAATTTTCTCAGCAATTCTTCCCGTTTAAACGGGGAAAGTTCTCTGATTTGATTAATTGTTAATCCTCTGTAATTAATTAAATCATAATCATCCCACATATTTTTAATGTCATTCTTTTTGATTTTCTCGAAAATCATATCAGCAATATCAACTACTATATATAATATATCGAGAGATTGTCTGGCAACAGGATTAAAACCATCGACAAAAAATTCCCTTTCAACAATCGGATTTTTATTTATATATAATCCAATTTTACAAGGAACACCACGAATTATTTTCTGTTCAATCTGTTGTACAACAGATTTTGGACTATAACGCATTTCATTTCTCCAGTATTTAGGATAAAGATTTATCATCTTTTGACTATATCCATATAGGTCATAAATTTGTTCCTCTGCTTCACTGTCAGTAACATCAACTCTACCAACATCCATAATTACATCATAACTCCGTTTAGACAAAGTTTTTTGCAATTTTGTAATTGCTCGTGGAAGAATATCTCGTATATCAATAGAATACCTTGTAAAAGGATTAAACTGATCAGCATCAAACATTTTTTCACATAATAAGACATTCCCCTGATATAAGGAAAATCTAAACACGTTACTATATTCCTTCTCGTTCATTTTAATTATTTTTAAAGTGTTAATAACATACACAAATATATAGAGAATCCCTTTAAAATAAAAGGATTTTTATAAACTATTCTTAAATTTTTTATAATATTCTGTAAGCAATTGTTTTTCATTCATTATAACAGTATAAAATGGTTCAACATATTGAACAAATGTACTACCATAAACAGTTAGAAATTCATCTTCAATCATCATATTATAAAGATTTTTACTTCCACGATTTTCTGGTGATAATGCTATTTCAAGTTGTTGTAATTCTTCTTCTGCTTGTTCATTGAGTAATGGTTCTCTCAAATTAACTAATTGAAAATTAGTTTTTAGTCTTTCAACTCCTTCTGAAATAATTAGATTATTTAATGCTTTTAATGATTTCTTTTTATTTTGAATTCTTTTTTGATTAATTTCATCAGCTTTTCGACAAATTTCTCTAACAGTAAGTGTTTTGAATTTTAATTCGGGAACATATTTTAATAAGGTATCTTCCCCAATACCTGAAATCCCATTAATATTATCAGCACTATCACCACAAATAATTTTCATCACCAATGCATTACTATAATGATGATTGAAATGCATTATATAATTGGTTTTGTTTACTGGTTGATCAATGTTCGGAAATATTATTGTAATATTTAAGTCAAGTAGTTGTGCAAAATCTCTATCATTTGAATAAATGAAAATCTCTTCTTTATTATTATATTGTAAACAATATGCAGCAATAAGGTCATCAGCTTCTATATCATCAACTTCAATTTGTCTAATAAATAATTCTTCAGCATAAGCCTGAACTCTTTTACGTTGTTTAAGAATTGATTCTTCTTTTGCTTTTTCTCTACGGAGTTCGACAGCAGTCATTTCAATTCGTTTATGCCATTCTTTTGTTTTTCGATTAGCTTTGTATGCTGAATCGATTCTATGTCGATAAATCCCACCACCTTCACCATCCCAGACCAATACGACTTTATTAATCATATGGTCTTTAATCATCTTACGAACGGTTGTTAAAAAAGAATACAAACCACCAATATGTCCGAACTTGGTGGTTTGTATATCTTTTGCTCCATGAAATGAACGCTTTAAAAGATATGAACTATCAACTAAAAGTGTTCTAATTTTCATTATTCTTGGTCATTTTCTTCTGTACTCGGACTTCTTTCTATAAGTGATTCTTCGAAGATAACATTACCTTCAGCATCCATTGGTTTGACATCCATAATTATGTCATCAGCAGTTAACGTATTATCTTCAAAAATATTACGAAAATGAAGAATATGCTGTTTCTTATATTCATCAATACTTTCTTTATCACCATATACAAATCCATGTGGAGTTGAAGCAATTTTACCTTCCAATGAAATACCACCCCATTGACCATCTATGTGATTTTTGGCAATATTTACTTTATTTTGAAAACCAAAATTAACATCACGACTTTTACTTGTAAAAGTTACTCTTGCAGTTCCATGAGTAATAATACCACCAAAATGATAAATAAGTCTACCACCAAAGAAAAATGTTTCACCACCTTTATGTTTAACTACTTTATTCATACTATCGTACCAAATTTTTTGTACAGCACTAATAGTATTTGTATACGGACTATCAATTCTTCTACTATTTGGAATAGTATTATTTAATATTGACATGAATGCTTTTTCATATGCACCTGCATTCCACATATTATTATCACTATCATTCTTTTCCAATGCATTAATGGTCTTAATACAATTAAGTGTACCAATTGAATCGATTGCAAAAAACAAATCATATGGTAAATTACCCGCATCTTGTTGGTCAAGAAAATAATAAATTGCTTTCGCCAAATCTTCAATACTGGCTTCTTTTCTGTCTTTATCTTGATGTTTACCAAAATTATCAAGAAGAAATTTGTTTTTTACCAGAATATAATCACCCTTCCAATCAAAACCCATTAATGTTAGTCTTTCATTACCTTCATCAATATTATTTTCGGTATCAATAATAATTGGTAATAAACCCATTTTCTGTGCATTAACAATTGCACGCATTAATGCTGTTGATTTACCTGTGTTACTATATCCACGAAAAAGTGTTACGTAACCTTTGGGTACACCGGGCATCCCTGTTGCTTCTTTCAATGCATCATCAATCGGAATCCATATAAGTGGTTTTGATGGCACATCGGAAGCACCCACTTTTTTCTTAAAATTATCAAGACTGAAATTTTTTTTAG